TGTCTTCAACACTAGTGCGACAGGCGCTCTGCCGCTGCGCGAGTTCGAGATTTACAGCGGCGGCGTCTATACGAATTACGAACAGGTTTGGATCGACTACCAGTTCCGTCCAGAACCTGCCTCATTTCCGCCTTATTTTATCAACCTCCTGCGCCATGCGCTTGCTGCGACATTTGCTGAACCTATCACGGATCAGCTTACAAAGGCGCAGTATTTCCACGAAATGGCTTTCGGAAGCCCCACGCAGAACATGCGCGGTGGGTTGGTGCGCCTTTCAATGAACATTGACGGTGGTGACAGACCGCCGCAGAACATCATGGAGTTCCCGCTGACGGATGTCCGTGGATGAGCCGGATCGTCTTCATACAGAACGACTTTACGTCTGGTGAACTGGACCCGAAGCTGCGGGCGCGTACTGACATTGCTCAGTATTCATCCGGCCTGACGACTGCGACAAACGTTTCTATCCAACCGCAGGGCGGCGCAAAGCGACGTGACGGTACGAAGTTTATCTTCGAACTGGACTCTGGTGCTGGCGATGCTGTCCGCATGGTTAAGTTCGAATTCAGCGTGTCGGACAGCTACATGCTGATCTTCACGCCGGGACGCATGTACGTCGTCAAGGACGGTGCGCTTATCACGGACATCAATGGTAGTGGCAACGATTATCTTACTATAGCGGCGCTTACGTCTGCGATCTTACCGGAGATGAACTGGGTACAGTCTGCGGATACCGTGATTGTCGTCCATGAAGACCTTGAGCCGATAAAGATCGTGCGCGGCGCGACCGATGCGTCCTGGACGGCAAGCACGATAGCGTTTTCTCATATACCGCTTTTCGCTTTCGAAATCGACACGCACAATCCGACTTACACAATTACGCCTTCTGGTGTCAGCGGTAATATCGAAATCACTGCGTCCAGCATCACGACGGACACTGGAACAGCGCAGGCGGGTAGCACAAGCACGATCACGCTGAAATCCGCCAGCAGCTTTACATCTGACGATCAACCAAACGGCATGTTCATTGAGATCACCGCTGGCACGGGTTCTGGTCAGACGCGCCATGTCGAGGACTATGTGGCATCGACGAAAGTGGCAACGGTGTACCCTGATTGGGATACAGCGCCAGACGCCACGTCTCAATATGACATCAAGGCGTTCAAGGAAGCTGCGGTTGGCGAATACATCAACGCGCTGAACGGCTTTGGTCGTGCGCGTATCACGGAGTTCGTCAGCAATACTGTCGTCAAGGCTTATGTCGAGATACCGTTTTTCGATACCGACGCCATCGTTAGCGGCGACTGGGAATCGGAACACGGCTACGAAAATGCGTGGAGTGCGACACGCGGTTGGCCGCGTAGCGTTACGTTCCACGAAGGACGCCTTTTCTTTGGTGGGGCGAAAAGCCTACCGTCTACAATCTGGGGTTCGCGTGTTGGCGACTTCTTCAACTTCGATCCAGGCGAGGCACTAGACGACAGTTCAGTAGAAGCCACGCTTGATACCGGCACGTTCAATGCGATTGTTGACATATATTCGGGCCGTCATCTTCAGGTGTTCACAAGCGGCGGTGAGTTTTATGTGCCGCAGTCACTGGATGAGCCGATCACACCGTCCAACCTAATTGTGAAACAGCAGACCGCATTCGGCATGAAGCCCGGTTTGCGTGTGCAGAATATTGACGGCGCATCATTGTTCGTACAGCGACAGGGCAAGGCACTTCAGGAGTTCATTTTCAGCGACACGGTGCAGGCTTATACATCTGCAAAGATATCTCTGCTGTCGTCGCATCTTCTCAAATCGCCAGAGGAGATGGCGGTGCGCGTTGCTACATCTACGGATGAGGGCGACAGGCTTTTGATAGTGAACGGTGATGACGGGTCGTTGACCTGCTACACCGTCCTGCGCTCTCAGAATGTGGTCGCGCCGTCTTCGTGGACAACGGATGGCGAGTTCATAAATGTCGGCGTCGATGTCGATGATATTTACGTTGCGGTGAAGCGCACTGTGAATGCCGCGACTGTTTATTATGTGGAGTTATTCGATGATGAAGTTTTGCTCGACTGTGCGAAAACAGGCGGCGCGGCGGCTTCGGTTACTATGGATCACCTTGAGGCTGCTAGTGTCAAGATTATACGAGATGGCGTTGTGGAGCCTGACCAAACTGTGCCAGCTAGTCCGTTCACTGTTACGTTCGCTCAAGCAGCTACTGCTTCGTATCAGGTCGGTCTTAACTTCACGCCTGTAATCAAGACGCTGCCGTTTGAGCCGAAACTGCCGTCTGGCCCATTGAAGGGCTTCAAGAAGCGTATCTTCGAAGTGAACGCGGAAGTGTTTGAGACTCAGGCTATGACGATCAACGGCAAAGAAATTCCGTTCCGGCGTTTGGGTGGCGATATCCTTGACGAAGACGTGCCGGAGTTTACGGGCCTGAAGACACTGCACGGCATTCTGGGCTACAGTTACGACGGCCAAATCACGATAGGCCAGAACGTGCCGCTGAAGATGAACATATTGGGTATTGATTACAAAGTGAGTGCAGGACAATGACATTTGAAGCAGCAGCACTCGCCCTTGCGGGAGTCTCCGCCGTCGGCACTATCGCTGGCGGTCAGGCGCAAGCGAAGATGGCGAACGCTCAAGCCGCCGCTACCCAGCAGGCGGCACAGGCGCAGGCGCTGGCGTCCTTGCGTCAAGCGACGATGCAGCGGATGCAGACGCGATCTGAAGTGCTGAAGTATCGTGAAGAAGGCGCGAATACCTTAGAAAAGGTTTTGGCCAATATGGCGACTGTAAACGCTAGGGCGGGGGCGGGCAGCATAGACCCGTTCAGCGGCAGTGCAGGCGCTTTGCAAATGTATGCACTCTCCAAAGGCTCGGAAGAATTTGGCAACATAGCGGACAGCGCAATTATCACGCAAAGGTCCGGCGAGATTCAGGCCGGTGTGTTTGAAGAAGAAGCACAACTTACACTTGATCGCGGAGCGGCCCAAGCAGCGTTGCTGCGCTATCAGGGTAAGGTGGCGAAGACGCAATCTTACTTCAAGGCAGCGACTACGATGGCATCGGCTGGTATGAGTTACGCTCAGGCTGGCAGTGCGCCTACTACTGGTATGACTCGCACTGGCTATACGTCTGGTATCGTTGGCGGCGGTGGCAGGATGGTCGGAGGAGTTTAAGTAAATGGCTGAGCGTCTCCCTAGATACAAAAGCGCGAGATCGGCACCTCTAGCCTCTCCGTCTGCTTCCTTCCGTGGCTTAAATTATAGTATGCCGCAAGCGCCCATTCGCGATCCTTTTGCTGGTGTTGCTCAAGCGTTAGATAAAATGTCTAACTTCGCATTCGAGCGCCTGTCCGAACAGCGCAAACTCGAATGGGAAGAAGCAGGTCTCACGGCTCCTGAGTCTGTGATCGAACAGCTTTCCGGTAAGAAATTATCTGAAATGACAAAGGCGGAGCGATCCGGCTGGGACAAGGCATCTATCGTCATGTCTGACCGCGTTGAGATTCAGGCGCGTAAGAAAATTGGCGAAATTTCTCTTGAGGGGCAGGCGAACAACCTAACGCCGGAAGAAATAGCGGCGAACATAGATGACGCTGTTCTGGGCTTTGCGTCATCACTGGAGGGTATTTCGCCTGACCGCGCTTTGAAGGTTCAGAGCAACCTGACCAGACTGCGTGAGTCTGAATACCTAAAGGCCAGTGCTAGATATCTGAAGCAGCAAGAAGCGGAAGACCGGGCGCTTGGTCTTGAGGGCATTGATGTCATAAGCAGGAACATCAAGGAAAGGGCTAGGGTCGGCGTAGAGAGCCAAGACTTCGATCTTGAAGACGAAATAGCCAATCTCAGGACGTATATGGAGCATCACAGGTTTACGCCTGGTGAAATAGCTAAAACAGAAATTGATGTTCGCAAAGACTCTAATCGCGAGCGTGTTCGCGGTGGCTTTTACAATAACGAAAGCCTGATTGAACGTAAGAAATTTTTACAGCGTTTCGGGGAGGCAATTGAATCCGGGAAAGTAACTTCCTACGGTCTCGATGTTGATGACCTCAGAACGCTAGAACGTGAGTTTAGAAGCGATATAAACGCAGATATCGCCGCTCTCAAGCCGCGTCTTGATGCCTTGAGGGACCGCGTTGAAAGTGAAATCGTTAGTGTCGTTCAAGACGGCGCATCTCCATTACCCGCCGTCCTCACTGCCGCCCGTCAAGAAATAGCTGAACTGAAGGCTCTTGGCGTTGACACGACCTCTATAGAAGAAAAAATTGCGAACGCATCCACAGATGCGGCGATTGCCAAATCCTTCCAAACAGCGACACTTTCAGAACTTGAAGCTGCTGAAGGGCAATTTATCGCGGCAGAAAGAGAGCAAGGCGGTCTGACCGGGCGTCAGGCAAATATGCAAGACATGCTTCGCAAAAGAATCGCCAAGCAGAAAGCCGCTTTGAAACGAGATTCTGTCGAATGGGGAAAGCGCACCGGGGTTATTACGCCTGGTAATTTCTTTATTGATTCCTTGGGTAAGGACTCAGGCGCGATACAGGAGATGGCGTCCAAAAGGCTGGAAGAAGCGCAGGCTTTTGCCATGCGCCATAAAACTGATCTCGTCGTTTTCTCTGATGTAGAGGCAGATACCCTAACTCAGCAGCTTTCTGAGGCGACCAATCGTGAGCGGATAAAAATCTTAGGGCTTATCAACCGCTCTTTCGGCGCGTCTTCGTATGAAGTTTTCAAGCAGATAAGCAAGAAACGGCCTGAGTACGCTCATGTCGGCGGATTGATTGGAGCGGGCGCTGCGCCGAAAACAATCAATGATGCTATGGTCGGTATCCGTCTGATGCAGGAAGACGCTGTTGTTTCTAACAAAATTCAAAGCCAAGAATTTAACGCCGCTTTAGAGGAGCAATTGTCGTCATTCAATCTGTCGCCAATTGCGAAGAAAGGCATCATGGATGTCGCAAAGGCTATTTACGTCGGACGGCAAGGGCCATTGGATATCGCTGACAGCGATAGGATTGTAGACGCAATCCAAGATGCGGCTGGTCGTATTCAGGGAAGCAATGGTAAGTTTTATGGCGGGATAGACAGTTATAAGGGGGTAAATGTTTCTATCCCGACCACTATCGAAACAGGAACGCTGGACGATATTATCGAAAAGGTGAGTCCAGCCGCATTTATGGATGCGCGGGTCGGTGGATTGCCGCGTGATGAAAACGGCAATCTTCTCAACATAGAGGAGATTCGAGATCGCGGCCAACTGCGTTTGCAGCAAACGGCAGAGCAGAATTTGGTTCTTGTCCGTTTTGAAGCAAACGGGGCTATATACTACGCGCTGAACGAAGCTGGCGGCTCCTTCGTCATAAACCTCGAAGATGTTTATCGGCGGTCTCTGCCTGTGCCGGATATCTTTAGCATCCCGACTGAAGATACCAGAAGCGCAGTGGAGAAACGCCGCGCCCAGCGCAGGGAACGCAGATAATGTCGTTTTGGTTCGATAAGGCAGAAGCGCCGGATGTCGCTCCGGCGCAACCAGCGCCTTATCACGGGATTGATATAGGCTTGTTCGAAGGCGTCGAGGCTACTTACAGAACGACGCGTCGCGCGGAGAACGGTGCCGCATATGAGTATTTGCTGGAAGAAAAATTACAGCCAATTGTTGAGGTCATAGAAGAACGTACTGGCGCAAAATTTATTAACCCAGCTAGATGGGCAGGTGCATCTTCTTCTATGGGGCACATGGAAAGAAGGCGTGACGCTGAATTTCAAAAACTAATCGGAGAGATAAAATCAAAGCCAGATGTCTACCCTGAGTATCAGGATTTGACGATGGAAAAGATTAACGAGGAAATAAAACAGACTGCATTAGAAGAACTGAAGCGCGGCGAGAACATATCGCAGCGTCTGACAGCGATGGGGGAAGTGGGGGCGATAATAGGCACGATTGGAGGAAGTCTTGTAGACGGTGACTTCGTTGACTCTTTCATCATGACTGGCCCGTTATCGGTAGCGTCATTAGGCAGAAACCTTCTCCAACGCATCTTCTATAACAGTGCTATCTCCGCTGGGCAGGAAGCTATTCTCCAGCCGAAGGTCAAGAAGTGGTACGAATCCCTTGGTATTGATTACGGATGGGATGACGCTTTTACGCAAATCGCAGCGGCTGGCGCATTTGGCGGGGCGCTACCTGTAGCTGGCAAGGCATTCAGTCTGACGACGGAGCAAATACGCAAAGGCGTCAAGGCTTACCAAGATTCGAACTTGATAAGCAAGCAGGACGGCGAATTGATAAAGGCCATTGCGGATGACGCTGATGTCATCGCGACTCGGCCAGACCCCGGCGTCTCTAGCGTAGACCATCTGGTTAAAGTCGAAGAAGCTATGGGCGACATCCAAGCGGGCCGGTTGCCCGGTTTGGACGAACCGGAGAACGCGCGGGTTTCCACACCCACTGTTCTGACGCCAGAGGAGGAGGCCGTCGGGGCGCAACCGAAGATCGACCCGAATACCGGCATAGAGATGGAAGAATTGTCCGTTCTGCAAGAACGCTTTGAGGCGCTGCCGGACGATGCAATCATAGACGAAACGGTCGAAGGTGTGGAAGTTACCGCTGGCCCACTAAAAGCAGCATTGCGCCAAGACGACGCGATGATGGAACGCCTGAGAGGATGCGTAATTAGATGAGTTTCGAAGATTGCATTGATGAGGGCGTGAGCGAAGGCGTTTTTGACCGGCAACGAGCGAATGAGATGCGTCGCCGTTACGATAGTTATTATGCTGATTTTTCTCGCACTATGTCGCACTACGAAGCTGCCGCAGCAGCAAGTCGTGCCGCGTTTGATTCCGCAGAATATGAACTTATTCTTCGCAAGCGCCGTCTTATCAAGCAGCATGACGCACAGAACGCACGTCTTCAGGAGGTTCTGGATATTGATGGCAAGTATGTTGGCGAAGGTGTTAGCCATATTCTTGATCGTGACGGTAGCGGTCGTTATAAGCATCGCGATCTGGACAGCAGGCGCACTTCTTATGTTGCTCGCGCTCATGCGCGTATGGCTGATGCAATTTTCAAGATGCGCCGCACGAGCGTTTTGGGGCGCCAACGCCGTGGCGCGGAGGCATTGAATAACGATCTCGTCAAAGAGATATTCAATGTAGATAGCGGCAACGCGATGGCGAAAGACTTTGCGAAGGCTTGGACCGAAACCGCAGAGATGCTGCGCCAAGCGTTCAACAAAGCAGGTGGCGCGATTCCTAAACGCTCCGACTGGGG